AGTTTATCTCAGTCATGGATACTAGGTGCATTGTACAATCAATGGAAAAAGGTAAAAGGATATAAAGATCCTGAACCACCTGATTGTCAATCTTCATTTAAAGAATGGAACTCTAAAGTTGAAAAATGACCGATACACAAATTATGAAAGGGAAGGTAAAGACTGTATTTACTACATCTGAACCTGATAAAGTTTTCATACAATATGAAGATAGAGTTACTGCTGGTAATGGTAAGAAGATAGATTTTCCTCAAGGAAAAGGAAAGGTCTGTATGGAAATCTCTGCGTTTCTATTTGAGATGTTAGAAGGCATGGGAATTAAAACTCATTACATCAGTTCAATTCCTGAAAGGATTATGACTTGTAAGAAGGTTGATATTATTCCAATAGAAGTTGTTGTAAGGAATATTGCTGCTGGTTCTATAGTTAGACAAACTACTTTAGAAGAAGGACAACATCTTACTACTCCTTTAGTTGAATTCTATTTGAAGGATGATGAAAAAGATGATCCTTTACTTACTGAGGATAGAGTAGCATTAATGGGTTATGTTGATGAGATAAGAATTTTTAAATTCCGTGCAAGAGAAATTAATGTTATACTACAAGATGTATTTCGTAAGATAGGTCTTACACTTGTTGATTTTAAATTGGAGTTTGGTTATGATCTTGAACAAAATTTACTTCTTGCTGATGAATTATCACCTGACGGGATGCGGCTTTGGAAAGAAGGTGAAAGTTTTGATAAAGACTTGTTTAGAAAAGGAAAGGGTGATATAGTAGAAGCATATAATATTATTCTCGATAAATTATCTAATGAATCTTGAACAATTAGTTTCTAGTCATCCTGACTTTCCTAAAAGTGGAATACTTTTTAGGGATATGTCTCCAATACTTAGAAGTCCTACAGCAATGACTTCAATGTTAAATCGTTTAGGAGATTTTTCTGATAGATTAACCCCTGATTATATTGTTGGTATTGAGTCTAGGGGATTTATTATTGGAACTGCTTTAGCAACCAGACAAAGAATGGGATTTATTCCTATAAGAAAGAAAGGTAAATTACCTGGTAAGGTGATTGGTGTTGATTATACTTTGGAGTATGGTAAAGATAGACTAGAAATACAGTCTGATATATTGAAAGATCAGAAAGTATTATTAGTTGATGATTTATTAGCAACTGGTGGTACAGTAAAAGCTGCTTCTAAGTTAATTAGTAAGGTAGGTGGACGACTTGTAGGTTGTGCATTTGTGATAGAATTGTTGGGTTTGAATGGTAGAGATAATGTTCCAGATGTTCCAATTACATCATTGATTAGTTATGATTAACGTTGTTGATAATTTCTTCACTGAAGATCTTAGAGAAGAAATTTTTGAGTTAATGGTAAGACCTAAATGGTCACTTACTGGTGGTAGTGACTTTAATAGTTTTTGGCATATGGAAGATCTTGATGATGAAGAATATTTCTCATCATTTCTTTTCAAAAAGATACATGAAAAAATAGGATTTGATTGTAGAGTAGGTAGAATATATGCAAATGGACAGACTTCATGTCAGAGTGGTAATTTGCATAAAGATGGTAATGATGTAACATTTTTATATTATCCAAATCCACAATGGCATATTGACTGGAGAGGAGAATTGGTATTTGTTGACGAGAATAATTCTCCTTATAAAATTGTGGAATACAAACCAAATAGAGCAGTATGGTTTAGTGGTGATATACTACATTATGTTTCTGCACCAGATAGGTTCTTTAATGGGTTAAGGGTATCCTTAGCTTATAAATTATTTACTTAATATGAAAAGATTATGGAGGGTGTGGAAGTATGCACTGGGTAGTTTCTCTGATGAAAAGACTAAACGATACGACAATTACATTGTTCTGGTACGTTCTATTATTTTCGTATCTTATCTCATCACTAACTGTTTTATTATTGCAGGGGTCATAAGACATTGGAATTAAAAGACTGGTTAAATTCTATAAATTATACAAAGAAGAATCTTATTGATGAAGATCCTTCTATCGAAAAAGACTATTCTCCATACATAGTCAATCGTATTTTCTCTGGACATCTTGATGCTGTTTTATTTGCAAATGAGATGAATAGGTATTCCTTCTTACCTAAGAAGATGCAATACGACTTTTTTATAAATATCTTGAGACCTAAGAAGAGATTCTCTCCTTGGCTCCGTAAAGATACAATCAAAGATCTTGATTATGTAAAACGTTACTATGGTTATAGTAATGAAAAGGCACAACAGGCTTTGAAAATCCTAACAAAAGAACAACTTAATTTTATAAAATCGAAATTTGAAACTGGAGGAAGACAATGAGTGTTGTGCAGGAACCTGAAGTGAATTGGAGTCCCGACCAAATGGTCGAGGTAACTTTAACTGAACCAGATGATTTTCTCAAGGTAAGAGAAACTCTCACAAGAATTGGGGTAGCATCCCGTAAGGAAAAAAAGATATATCAATCATGTCATATACTGCATAAGCAGGGAAGATATTTTGTTGTGCATTTTAAAGAATTATTTGCTTTAGATGGTAAGAGAGCAAATCTTACTGTTAATGATGTACAACGTCGTAATCGTATTGCTCAACTCCTCGTTGATTGGGGTTTAGTTGGTATTGTGGATGCTAATAGAATCCAAGATATTGCACCACTCAATCAAATCAAAGTGTTAGCGTATAAGGATAAAGGTGACTGGATTCTAGAAACCAAGTATAATATAGGAGCAAAGAAGAAAAAAGTTGAAGAAAAATAACATCTTCATTAACAAAATACTTCTTAAGAAAATCTAAAACTTGTAAATAATTAAACACAATGGTTCAATGGGCTTTGATCATATAAGATCTTGGTACGAACTAGAAGAAATCAATGAACGACAAGAACAAATGATTACTGTCTACGAAAACGAGATCAAACAGTTACAACAAGAAAAAGCAGAACTTAAACAAGAACTGATTATTCTTAAACAAAAATTAGAGGATGCCTTTAATGGGGAGGATGGTGATGCTATTTCCACGGAAGTACGCTAGTTGTCCTTGGCCTGATTCTAGGTATAGAACTTATATGAACGGAAGACTTAAAAAAACTGATATGGAATCACGCCTTCTTAATATAAAGAAGGGGATTGATAATAAGACTTGGTATCCTGAATGGGATAGTAAGGAAAGGTGGGCAGCACAGAGGGCACTTAATAATGCCCTTGATATTCTTGACGAATTTGATTATTGATAGTATACTGTTATTATGAGATTTAAAGCAACAGTATATGTAAAGTTGAGAGGATCTGTATCCGATGCTGCTGGTAATGCTGTGATGAATAATACAAAGAGAGTTGCTCCTACTCTTGAACCTCATTTGTTGAGGATTGGTAAGTGTATTGATTTCTGGTTTGATGCACCAGATTATAAAACAGCAGAAGATGAATTGTATCTTCTATCTGATAGACTATTATCAAACACTGTAATAGAAGATTGGAGTTATGATTTAGAGGAAACAGAAGAAACTGGAATAGGAAATATATCAAACGATAATGCTGGTACATCAAAACATCATTTATTTGAATGAAAAAATTTATATTTGATGTTGATGGTACAATAACTCCTAGTAGAAAGAAAATTGTTCATGAATTTTGGTCTTTCTTTTTAATATTCTGTCGTAATAATGATGTCTATCTTGTTACTGGTAGTGATAGAGAAAAGACTGTAGAGCAAGTAGGATTAGATATATTCTATACTGCTAAACGAGTATATAATTGTTCTGGTAGTGATGCATATGAAAAGGATCAGAATGTCTATAGAGCTGATTGGGAGTTACCTAAAGATGTAGATATGCATTTAAATGATGAATTAGTATTCAGTGATTTTCCATTGCGTAATGGAAATCATATTGAGAGAAGACCAGGTGGAGTTAACTTTAGCATTTTAGGTAGAGATTCTAATCCAATGAAGGGTAGGAAAGAATATATTAGTTGGGATAAGATAAATGGTGAAAGAGATTATATTGCAAGAAGACTTTTATATAATTTTCCAGATTTAACTGTAGCACTTGGTGGACAGACTGGTATTGATATTGGACCTAAAGGTGCTGATAAGAGTCAAATATTAAGAGATTTTTCTAAGGATGATGAAATACATTTCTTTGGTGATAGAATTGAAAAAGGTGGTAATGACCACACCTTAGCGATGGCAATTGTTGATAATAGGATGGGAACAGCGTATAATGTAGAAGATTGGAGGGAAACCAGAACCATATTAGAGGGTTTCCAACACTAATGTTATTAGGAGTTTATGGTTAAATAGTATTGTACGCCATACGGGTACACAATTTACACTCGCTTTTAAAGGAGAATCATGAACGCACTACAACGCTATCATGCTGCTAATCTTCCAGAATTAATGGATAAGATTAATAAGAACAGCATAGGACTAGACGATTATTTTAATAATTTCTTTAGTTCTGACTTTCCACAGTCAAACTACCCACCATATAATTTGATACAATTAAATAATCATGAATCGAAACTCGAAATCGCACTTGCGGGGTTCAAGAAAGATGAACTCAA